GTCTACGGCGGAGGTAACTTTACCCACGAAGACAGGCATGCTCTTAGAGTTGAAGCTCCTGAGTAAAGCTGCTATTTGTTCACTGCGTTTGCTCATAGTTGTATACCGAGTTCTATTTTTCTACGGGCACCATTGATGCCAAATTCTTTAGATACACTATCGATGAGATAGCTGCCTGCACGACCATTGTTATATGCTTCATCTTCTATACTAGCTACCATACTATGTTGTGCATTAGGTACAAAGAAGGTGGAAAAATTACCTTCAAAACCGGAATATTTTAGTACAGATAATTTTGCTTCAGCCAATTCTTTTAATTTATCTTGATCTGTGATTTTGGGAAAATATACAGTTTGAAGTTCTCCATCTGGACTGTCTATATCGCCCACCTCTTGCTCTAGATGTGTATTGTCTTTTTGAATTGCTATTGCTTTTACTACATATTTTCGGTCATCGATGGCTACCAATTTCAAATTGCTCTTGATGATGTTCCAAGAAGTGGAGTATTTTACCTCATCTCCAGCCGCACTCAATTCTGTAATAGGCTTGCCGACAAATAACTTTGTCCCCTTGAAATAAATAGAGAGTATTTTTTCCTCCTTTAAGTTTTGAAGGACTTTGGCCGCACTTATGTTATTTATTCTATATTTCTCTAGTGATATTTCAGGAATACCAGAAGCAGCAGTGATTTCAACATCTCTTTGACTATTAATTTCAGTAACTACATAGTTTATTATTTCAGCTAGTGTAGTTTGTTTGAAAAGTTTCTTCAGGTTAGTCCTTTTTGCATGGTATAGATAGTCTTCGCAATCCACTGTATAAGGGTAGTCGGGGCTGATGCTTGACACGAATCCAACAAATTCTTCTTCGAAGAGCACATCCTTATAACCAATCTTAATGCTTACAGAATCACCTACTGTTATGAATTTATCGAGCTGCTTTGTAAGCCGCGGGAGCTTAATCATAGCAGTATCACCTATCGTTCTCCAGCTCTCTTCAATTTTTACTTGAATGACTTGGCTAAATCGGTAATTAGCGATGATGATTTCAGACTGTAGTATATACATAGTTTAAGAATTAACTTATTTATACGTTATTAATAAGTTCTATTTCTATAGGAGTATCTTGAATGAATTGTATTACATAGTCCTGTTCTGTTTCTCTACCTATTCCCTCTGATATTTTCCAGCTTTTGATGACTACTTGTGAGACACTGAAACGTGTGAGTAAATTACATTCGATTGCTAATACGCCACCTTTTGTCAGTATGCTTTTTAGCTTGTTTACCAGTGTAGTAGGGTAGGAGTCATCATCCGAATAGAGCGTTCCTTTCATACTGAATTCGATGTTGTTCATATTGACTTCTTCAATCACATTGGCAATACTATCTCCACGATTGAGTTTGGTCACGACTAAATTATTCCCTCCTGATATTGAAATTGTAGGTTCGTCTGGAATTTCCCATCCATCCAATTTGACAGGGAATACGTCTGTACCATTGAACTCATTCTTGGAATTATTGAATGATCCTTCAACCGTTTTTACTTCAGAAGCTTCAGGGTTGATGCCTGTAGGTATTTCTATTTCAGGGAAAGGCAAACCTACATTTCCTAATGCTTTTTTTGTAATACTATTTAAATCAAATTCTGGCATTATTGAGTAGCGGTTTGATTGGCTGAATTCAAGACTCTAATGAGCGCTTCTTCTACTGTTGCAGTGATATCTTCGGCTGCTTCCTCACCATTAGCTACATTGATAGTCTGCTCTCCAATTAGATTACCTATAGTGATATTGACATCTGAATTGTTCGTGCTACTATTTGTATTGATACTGTTTACACCGCTTTTTAGTTCACTACTTAGGCTATTGCCACTTGCAGTAGCTGAAGCTTCCTCGTTATCAGATATTGATTCTACTAGTTTACCTTCCTGATCTATAGCTAAACTAGATGCTTGAAGGGGGGAGCTTGTTAATCCAAGAGACCTTGTGATTGCGTCGAAACTACCTCCTGTTACTTCTTGATCTATGAGAGGGCTTGGTTTTTGACTTGGATTAATGGCTTTTTCAGTTTTTTCTACTGTCTCTGGTACTAGCTCTAAGCTTTTTCTAATTTCGTCGATACCGTCAGCACCTGAACTTGCAAAAGCCCCTAGATCTCCAGGGAGATTGGAAGCTATTTCAAGTAACTGTTGCATAGGCATTAGTAAAGCGTCTAACATCACCAAACCTATACGTTTTAGTCCTGCTACTATACCACCGTCTTCAAAGGCCTGTTTGATACTATCCCAATGCCGTACAAAACTCATGACCAGATTGACTATCGTAGTTATAGGCCCCATAACTAAAAGTAATGCAGCACCCCATTCGTCATATTTTATAATAGCTATTGTAATAATTGCAATGAGGGCTGCTACCGCTGCTACGACTAAACCGACGGGGTTTAGATTCATGAGAAAGTTAACCAACGCTAATTTGGTAGCTAAAAATCCAGCTTGAATTGCCAGAATTCCAAGTACAGATTGGTAGCCTACAAATGCAGCAAAAACTATTCCTGCTACTAAGCCAAGAGCCTCTATGGTTGAACTGTTTTCTTGCATCCAATGCCAGAGGTCTATGATTCCATTGACAAATGCTTGGACATGTTGTACAGCAGATTCTGTCCATGCTATAATCTGATCTTTGTTTTCGTCTATCAGTACTATCAGTCGACCAAAAATATCATTGATAATAGGTAAAAATGCTTCACCAATACTCGCACCTATCCCCATTACTTTACCTTCGAGGATGGACATCTGACCACCTACGGTGTCAGATAGTTTTCCTGTCATATCATAAAATTGCCCTCCTTCGGAAGTAAGGGCTGTGAAAGCATTTTCTAGATCTTTGAATTGTATTTTTCCAGCTGCAGCCATTTTTTCGGCTTCTTTTTTGGAAATACCTAGACTGTCAGCATACTGCTTTAAAATAGGGATGCCTGCATCTTCGAACTTACTAAGTTCTTTTGCATGCAGAGTACCTGCTTTTTGAGCTGCCCCATATAAGTTAGATAGTACTTTTAAATCTGTACCCGTACCAGCAGAGATGTCTCCGATTTTGGCTAAGGTTTTGGGTATTTCATTTGCAGTGACCCCATATGACAATAGTGATTTACCTGCATCAAGTACTACATCAGTGTTAAATGGTGTAGCGTCGCTAAACTTGTTGAGTTCTTCTACAGTTTTATTAGCCAAATCCGCATCTTTTAATACAGCTGCAAAACTGAATTTGGCCTGTTCCATATTGACCCCTAAATCAAAAGCAGCTTTCCCTGCTGAAGATAGGTTAGCACCAATATTTAGATCAGAGACTACCCCAGACAATCCTCCGAAGGCACTGTTTAGTAGATTAACACTTGTCTCAGCCTGACCACTGGATTTACTAAGTTTGTCAAGCTTGGTTGATGTGTCTTTTTCAATCTCAGTTAGATATTCATATATTGTCATTGGCCTGATACTTGTTTATTCTCCTGTTCTTTTGCCCATTGGATTGACCTGAAGGCTGCCGCCCATTCTTTATCACTAAGGGTATTAGGATTTACTCTCATATAATAAAGAATGAGTGCATCTGCTTGTTCCCATTCCGAGGACTGATCGTTGATGTTTTTCTAATCTCTGTAAGATCTTTTTCTAGAGAAAGGTCTTCCAAAAGATAGATATTGGTATCAAAAGGTTTACGCTGCTTGTTTCTTTTCTCAGCATCTTTGATGTCAGATCGTTCTGGATATCTTACCTTGACTGATACACCGCCAGTGGTAATGACTGCATGATTAGCTTCTTCTTTGATTTGATAATTCGGTATATCGAATATCTCATCTATTTGCTCATCGAGCTCATTTTGATATTCTTCACTGGTTCTAAGTATTTCATCTCCTCCTAACCAGCAGTTATTCAATATAGCCTCAGTAACCGCAGCTTGCCCTTTTGGCGTAACTGCAGCAATCATTTTCATTACCGAAAATTTAGCTGTAGGATCGAATATTATGCAAGTTTTACCATCACCACTAGTCAGCTGGTACAGGTCAGTATACTCAGCTTTCCATTCTTCTATTTGTTCTTTTGAAATTTCACTCATTCCCTCTTAATCTATTATACGTTCCACTCTATATCTCCGATGATTATCGGTAGTGTGATTTCTTTAAAGTTATCGCCTTCATTAACAGAGATTTCTACCTCTGTAAACTCTACATATTTTAAAATATTAGTGCTTACCACACCTGTTGGTTCTGGAGCAAACGAATTCACAATATCAAATGGAGCGATAGAGAGTATAGACTGGTTAGTGCCATGTGATTGCATGAGTGCCCATAGTTCACTACCAAGTACTTTGATTTCTCCTTCGTAGGTTACTCTACCTCTTCCTCTACGTCTTGGGCTTTTGCCTTTTCCATAGATATTTGTTTTTTCTTGTGATTCTTTATATCGAATTCCTAAGAGTCCAATAATTGGTCGACCGAGCATGACTACATTTGTGTCATTCCATCCGTATTCTTCGCTGTTAATCATTATTGTTCCTTTTTAAGTTTATGCCTGGCTTGATAATCTTTAGCTATTGCTGCATCTATATAGCCTTCAGTACTCACATCTAGATCATCTAGAACCTCATTTACATAAGTGATATATGTGATACGTATGACCTTATCAATTACTCTACCTCTAGCAAAGCTTGAGTAGTCATCTGAAGCTGGAGAAGCTGTCGGGTCATCTGTAAAGAAATAGCCATTTCTTCCTTGCCATCTGCGAAGAAAAACAAATGCTTTGTCATGCAGTTGATCTTGTTCTCCTGAACTCATATCTTCGATTCTGGTCACACCATCCGTTAGATACGATGCTACAGTGCCTAGA